TGCAGAGCCAGATACATCATCCAACGAGAAGATGAATGAATCTACCATGTTTCCTGATTTATCCCAAGAATCTGAAGATAAGTTAGAAACTCTGGCTCTAGAAAGATCATATACCGAGGGATCGAACAAAGTATCGCTGTTGTATCTAGTAAAGTCAACACCGAAGTAACGATCTGTTGGATCTGCTAATGAAGCCAGAGAGGCAGAGCCAACAAGCTTGTGAGTCGGCCACTCAAGAGAAGCAGTGATAGCTTTGGCACCGGAACCAGCGGTTCCAGAAACATTGACGAAACAATTAACAGATTCGACGTTTACGCCATCAACCGTGAAGGCACTTGAGATGGCATCTTGAATGAAAGCCTGATCGCCGGTGCCGGCGGAACCAGAGCCCTCAAGCGTGACTATTGGTGGGCGTGGAATACCATAGAATCCAAATGGCACCAGTTCTTGTGTGATAGCGCCTTCATCGACTTCTGATGCAATTTCTACGCGAATATATTTCGACATGTTTGGATAAGCTCCAAAGTAGCGATATCTTTTCTCGGCATCGTTCCATACTGCTCTTTGATCACCAATTCTAACTCCAATGTAGTTTGGAGATGCTGGGTTCAAGTTGACATTAGTGTATGTTTCAACAGCTTCTGGTGCAGCGTCGGTATCTTGAATTGCCCTAAGTTGAACATCGAAAGAGCCGTATGCATCAGCATCAGATGCTGCATTCGGAAGTCTGATATTTCTGATAGAGATCTTCAAGTTTCTTTGAGTCCATTCACCTTCTTCCAGAGAAACAAAGCGGAAAAGTTTCTGCATGTTTGCTGGAGAGTATGAACCAGAATCCAGTGAAACGTCCTGAGAGATAACCCAACCAGTCTTACTTGGCTGCGCATCATAGGCGTGATCTGCATAGTTAACAGTTCCAGAAACCAGAGGCGCTGTGAAACATAATAGTGCGGAGGTGCCGTCAGTTTGTGAATCCAACTGTGCAACTCTATCTTCGAAACTTTCACCAAGCCAGTAAGTTTTATAATTTGCGTGCGAAGATGCGACGACATCACTATTAGTGTTGTGAGGCGTGGTATTGAAAACCTTTCTAATGAACTGTCTAGAAGCAGGGTTGAAGTTGAAAAGTACATCTTCGTCCTCAGAACCGCCAACAGAAGAAGTCTGATCGGAAATGCCCTTTATAACCTTAGCTCTAATGTTTCCGTCATCGAATCTCATGAGTGATGCGGCAGCTTGTCCATTCTTAGTGGAGCCGCCTGTTACTAAATGAGTGCCAGATAGAACAATTCCTGTGTCAGCAGCGCAATAGAAAACAGCACCGAGTGTACCAGTCAATCCTTGAAAGGTTGAAGCCGAAGGAATAACCCAGAGCCCCCATGCACCACCTCTACCAGATCCTGCGGATCCAGTGGTGCTTCTAGTCCATCCAGCCTCTCCAGAGCCAACTTCGGCATTACTGGATTGCTTACCTACAAGCCTCATAATAGTTGCGCCGCCATTGTTTGCTAGCCATGCATTAACTGCAAAAGCTGCATACGAAGGAGCAGAAAAGTTACCATTACGAGAGATATCGCCTGACTCTCTACCAGTAATAGTTCTACCAAAAATTTCCTCTAACTCGTTGAGAGAATCTACCTTGGTGGGCTGCATTGTAGGCCCTCGTTCGAAACGTCCAATAATTACTGGGCCGGGATCCGCAGCGTCTCGTGCGCGGCGTGACTGATCAATTTCAGCCACCTGTACACCCGGAGATACAAATCTAAATTTATCAATTGACATGTCTTTAATTCTCCTTTATAAACAGTCGATGGTTTATCCATAAAACATTCATAATAAATAGTTATTCCTTTCTCCAAAAGAACTAAAAGAAGTTATTCTTTGTAGAAAGGGTTTGAGCCTGAAGGATTTGAGCGATCAAATTCGTCAGCCAGTACAACCCTTTCGCGAGAAATTTTAACTTCTACAATGTTTTCATAAACTTTCTCTATATTAGAATTTTCATTGGCATCGCCACCAACTAAGTAGCCTAACACATCGACATTGACTACAGTATTGAAAATTCTTTCTTCTTCTTCAAGCTTTGCAGCGTTGTTATCATTAGAAAAACTAGGATCTATGAACCCCTCAAAGCTGTGATTTTCATATTTCATTGTAAAATACTTATGATTTCTACCCATTCTTGAATGAGATGCTATAAACGGAGTCAATAACTGATTCATCTGCTGTTGGTACTCTGTTCTGATGTGGATTTCGTATTTTACAGTCACATAGACAGGAATTGGTATGTAAGTTGTCTCATAAACCACCTTTTCTCTTAAATTTGGTGGGCGTACATCAAACATAGGAGTAAATTTACTAGGAAACTTACGATTTCTGGGGTACTCTTCTTGTGTGTTGCCAACATCTAAGTCAACGCCTGATTTTTTAGCATTCTGTGCTGCTTTGAAAGCGGTAGTTTTCTCTTGATTTATTCTTCTGCGTACCGGAATGAAGCCCCCATCCCCAAAATCAGGCACATTTGCCGGAATTGGAGATTTGGTAGGATCTTTTGTAATATCTTTTCTTTCAATTGTTAAAAGTGGCAACTTCAAAAGCCCTTCAGAATCTCTTAAAGTTAAATCATTCTTGATTTGGTATGTTCTTTCTGCGCCAACCCAAATAATTGGCACCGGGATGAAGCCTTTATTCGTTCTGGCGTGCAAATTCATGTCTTGCAGGAACTTAAAAATTGCTGAATCGATCGTTTCTATAGTAGAGGGCTTAAAGTTTACCCCAATTTCTCCTTTACTCGGCATTGAATACTCCATCTCTTGCTCTAACGCACTTGGCACTAACTTCCATTCTGTGCTCTATTTGTCCAAAAAGTCTTTTTGGCTCCATTAAACTAACTACTTGATAAAATAAATCTCCATACAAAACAAAATCACCTTCTCTAACAAACAAGTTTTGATCCTCTGTTAATCGCCTTTTGTGAAAATGAATTGTTATAGTGGATTGTTTGTCGATTCCAATTTTATCTGTGTATGCCGACTCAATACCATGCCACTCGATTAAAGCTTGAACTCTAATTGGCGGCAGAAAATTCTTTTCAAGCGCTTCGCCATAAATAGGGTGAAACTTTGTAGTATCATAATCAACTGGGTAATAAGCCACCGTTTGCCCAATCACTCTTTCTATAAGTTCATCATTTACTTGCTTAACAAGATCTCTTTCTTTCTTGCCAGTAAAGAGTGGTGGCGGGGGAGTATTTGGTTGAGTCCATTTGTTATCTTTTTTCGACATTTATTTACCCCACAAAAATTGTCAACGGAATTGCTTTTTGTAATGCGCCAGCATTTTCAACAAAGTTCTTATCATCCTCTGCCAACTTGGAGTAAGTAAGTTCATCCAACACTTTGATCAACTCTTCTCTTAGAGCCTGTTGTTCTTCCTTACCCTGAGATAGCAAAGCGTCACCATTTAGGCTAACAGATTCACCGGGGATTGGAATTGAGTTACCAAACTTAGAACGTACTTGTCCAAGAGTTTCTTTTGACAGTGCAAGTGAGTATCTTCTAATCCACTGCTTACCTATAGCATTGATGTTCTTGTATGGTATGTTTTCAAATGGAAGTGTATTCATGTTGTTCACGCCCAAGATGCCAATATCTGGATCATTATCTAAGTAAGGCGCGGTTGGGATTGTAAACTCAATCCAGTACTTCGGTGCCGTCACGCTATTTGGTGCCGGGAATAATCTTATCTGATTGTTCCTTAGCTCATATGAAAAGTGTGAGTTTCTGGTATAGATGGCATCTTCAAACATTGTAGCTTGCATCTTGTTTTGCCAAGTTGGAATAACCTCAAATGTTGAATCATCACTCCATTGCCCATAATTAGACAAGTTACCAACGGTATTAAGTCC